AATCCGAACACAAAGCCGGCGGCCGCGGCCGTGTCGAATGACCTGGCGTCGAGACTATTCGCCGCCGAATGCGTCACAATGGCGAAGCGTGAATGCCAGAAACTACGCAAGGCGTCGCTGACTGAGAAAAACTTCGTAGCCTGGCTCGATGGGTTTTACGACGCTGAATGGCTGGAGACGATGCAACCGGTAGTGTCGCCGAACATGGCCGCCGCGTACTGCGTCGAACGGAAGCAGGAGGTGCTCAGTCTGTGCGACGGCAATGCCGCCGACTTCGTATCCCGCGTTGAGCGAGATTCCGAAGAGTACCGCGAGCACGCAAAGCAACTAATCAACCTCGAACTGGGAGGCATTTACAATGCGTAACATCTCACAATTTCTCGCGACCGTCAGCGAATCGGTGAAAGCGAACGTCAAACCGAACCTCGCATTCAACGCGACCGAAAGCGACGACGAGCTGCGTGTGCTCCTGCACGGCGTGATCGGCGACGAATTCGACGGCATGGACTCGTCTTCGCTCGTCTCAACGATCAGCGAATTCTCCGGCAGCACGATTCGCATGGACATCAACACGCCAGGCGGTAGCGTATTCGACGCGATGAGCGTCTACAACGCACTCGTGCTCCACGACGCCGATGTGATCGCCGACGTCACCGGCACGGCGTACTCTGCCGGCACGATCGTCGCCAGTGCCGCGGACACGATCAGGATCTCAGCCGGTGCTCAGTGGATGATCCATCGAGCCTGGGCAATCGCCGCCGGCAATGCTCCGGTGATGCGGGAGTCCGCACTGATGCTCGAACGTGCCGACGATCAGATCGCCGAACTGCTGGCCGAACGCAGCGGCAACGACTTCGAAGTGATCGTGGACTGGATGAGTGGCACCATCGACGGCACGACGTTCACCGGAGCCGAGGCTGTCGATCAAGGATTCGCCGATGAATTGATCCCGCTCAAATCGAAGAACTCGACCGGCAAGACGATCAGCCAGCGGCGGTTCTACGAGGTCGCGGCTCAGGTCTGCTGGTCGAGATTGAAAAATTCCCGCGTTTGAGATATATTAAGAACTCAACAACTCTTGGCATGCTTCCATATGTGAGTTGCGGCCGACCGACAGGATCTTTCCCCGTCGTCGTCGCAGCTCTTTTTTGTTGCCTCGCCGGCACAATCACAAGGAAGCAAACATGCCAGCTCTATTTACAACGAAGGAAATCGGTCAGCAGATCGAAGACTGCCTCAACGAGATCGAGGCCATCAACAGCTTCGCCGGCGATAAAAGCCGCGAACTGACCGACGACGAATCTCAACGGCAGCGGGATCTGCTAGGAAAAGTCAAGCAGCTCGAGCCGCGTCTCAAGGAAGCAGCCGAATTCGAGAAGTACCGAGCGAAAGCGGCACCTGGCGATCCGGTGCACAACGTCGTCGAGCAGACGCACATCCGTCCGGTCAAGTCGTTCAATGAGCCGCAGTGGGATGTGCCGTTCAACCTCCGCGGCCGCACGTTCGACCGGATGCAGTGCTTCGGCGGCAAGTTCGCCGTCGAAAACGCATACGCCGCCGGCATGCAGCTGATGGCGATGCTCGGTTACGAGCACGGCGAGGACTTCTGCCGCGAATACGGCATCCGCTACACCGACTCGAAGGGCGTCGTCTTCAACGCTCAGACCGAAGGCACCAACGCTCAAGGCGGATTCACGGTGCCAGATCCGCTCGCCGCGGCGGTTATCGAGTACCTCGAGAGAGTCGGCCTCGCATACCGCGTCTGCGACGTGGTGCCGATGGTCGCCGACACGCTGAACGAGGCAAAGATCTCGTCCGGCCAGACGGTCTACTATCCTGGCGAAGCGACCGCGATCACCGCTAGTGATCTCGTCTTCGCACAGGTTGCATTGTCGGTCGTCAAACGTGCGACGCTAACGAAGGTGAGCAGCGAACTCGTCGCTGACTCTATCGTCGGCATCGTGGACCGCGTCGCTCGCCGAGCCGGTTATCAGATCGCGTTGCAGAACGACAACGAGCTGATCAACGGCGACGGCTCCGCAACCTACGGAAGCGAGACGGGCCTCAACACGGCGGTCGAATCTGCGGGCATCGTCACGCAGGGAACCGGCAACACTTGGGGAGCGATCACGGTCGGCGACATCGAGGATGTGGTCGCACTGCTTCCCGACGAGCATCACGAGGGTGCGAGCTGGATCGTCTCGCGAGCATTCTTCCACAGCGTCATGGAAAAGCTGCTCCTCGCTCAGGGTGGATCGACCGCCGCCGAAGGATCTGCGGGAATCGCTCGCCAGGTGCTCGGATATCCGGTGAACTTCTCGAGCCAGATGCCGACGTCCACAGCCGTCGCGACAAAGTCTGCCTACTTCGGCAACTTCGTCAACGGCGTGATGTTGGGCGATCGGCAGCAGATCGAGGTCGCGACCAGCGATCAGTACGCTTTCGACGAGGATGTGACGACCGTTCGCGTGACGCAGCGGATCGACATCAACGTCCACGAGGCGTCGAGTGGCTCGGCCGCCAAGGCGATCGTCGCACTCAAAACCGGAGCGTAATAAATGCCTAATGCAGTGGTTCTTCGCCGCGCGTGGCGTCATTGGGCGGCTGGCAGCAATGTCAGCCTGCCCTATGGCGTGGCGGATGCACTCGTCCGAAGTGGCCGAGCGGATTATCCCAACGCGAAGACGAAGAAAACATCGCGAAAGCGAAAACCGAAAACCAATGAAACGCCGGCCGCCGAGTAGCGACTCGACGCGACGCGATTCGATGGGCCGGCATTCAACCTTAGCAAAGGTGCAGCGATGCCATATGGATTAAGCCGCACGGTCGATCCGACCGTGGAGCCGTTATCGTTTGAGCAGGTCCGCGACTTCGCACGCATCGACGGCGAGGCGGATCTCCGCGACATCACCGAGCTGATCAAATCGGTTCGCGATTCTTGCGAGTTCGAAGCTGAACGCAGCCTGTTACAGCAAACTTGGGCGATGACTCTCGACGCCTTCCCGGCGAGCGATACCATCGAACTGCCGCGACCGCCGCTCTCGAGCGTGTCGAGCATCACCTACATCGATGAGAACGGCAGCTCTCAGACCTTCTCCAGTGCCAACTACGACGTGGACGCAACTCGCGAAGTAGGGCGCATTCGGCTAACTCCGACAGCATCCTGGCCTGCGACGCAAGCCGGCAAGACAAACGCGGTCACGATCACCTATGTCGCCGGCTACGGCACCGCGGCGACCGATGTGCCGGAGTCGCTGTCATACGCGATGAAGAAGCACATCGACGCGATCTACCACGGCGTCGATGAGGTGGCTCAACACAATAAGGGAATCGGTCGGCTGCCTGAGTACCTTCGAATATATCACAAGTTCAGGCCAGGACATTACGACTAATGATCGCCGCAAAATACACCGGACGCCGACGTAATGAGCGATGGTCGATCGAGTTCGACAACGCGACACTCGATGCGAACGGCCAACCGATCGAGGACTGGACACCGATCAAAACGGTATGGGTCCGCAGCACGCCGAAGTCCGCGACCGAAACGACGCGAGGCGATCAGACCGAGGCGATTGTGACGCACACGCTCGAACTCGATCCGCGTGTTGCAGTCTCGCCGCTCAACCGATTCACGCGAGGCGACCGCGTGCTATCTGTCGTCGCGGTGCTCGAGCCAGAGTCACCTCGCGAGCCGCTCGTCGTCGAGTGCAAGGAGTTGGAAGTCTGATGGCAAAGAAAGATGGCGTCTTTTTTAACACCGTAGGTTGGGAGAAAGCGTCGCACGAGATGCTCGTGCTCCCCCATAACCTCGAAACAAAATACGCAAAGGCATTTACCGCGGAGGTCGCTCGACAACTCAAAGCCGAGATGAAGAGCAGGCTGAAAAGTATAGGCAATAAAACAAGATCAACACGCGGGCCGACTGGCTGGCCGAAGGATTTATGGCGGATGCCGAAGATGAAGCCTCTCAGCGGGAAGGCGAAGAGTAAACACGGCGACATCGGGCACCGCGTCGGATTGATGGGCAAAATATGGGCGGCTCGAGGTGCGTGGCTCGAACGCGGACACGTCACCGCAAACGGCGGCCGCACTCGAGCGTATCCGTGGGTACTACCTTCGAGAAATAAAATAGAACCAAAGATTCCGTCAATCGGCAAGAAGGGAATCGCCAAGAAACTAGAACGCGACGCGAAGCGAGCCGCAAAGAAAATCGCAGCGAGCAAGAAACCGTAACGATGGCCGACATCACAGCCACAATCAGAACGCACCTCGCCAGCAAGTCCGGCGTCACGGATCTCATTCAGGCGACCGGCGGTGCGTTTCGGATGTTTCCCGATGTGCTCCCACAATACGATCCAGACAGTAGGACGAAGAGCAAGCGGCAACCGCTCGTACTGCCGGCATGCACGATCGATTCGCTCGGAGCCGATGATCCAACGCACAATACCGGAGCCGCCGGCGTCGTCACCGAGACGCTGGTGATCGACTGTTATGCCGCGACGCGAGCCGCCGCGAACTCCCTGCGACTGGCGATCCGGGCCGAACTGAACGCATTCCGCGGCACCGTCTCGAGCGTCTGGATCTTCTGGATACAAACGCGGGACCAGTCAACCACATTCGAGCAGTCGAAAGTCGGCGAATCGCTCAAGACCAGATACATCAGTCCGATCGAGGCGGATGTCATTTATCAGGAAGCAACAACTAGCACGCCAACCTAAGTCCTAAGGAGGCAATCATGGCAGCAGCAAACGTACCTTTTACCGGCGGCGGATCGACTCTGACGCTCGGCACGACCGCCATCTCAATCGCGGCTACATCCATCGGCGGATCGAGCAACACAATCCCGCGTGTCGCGAAAACCGATCTCACCGATGGCGTCGAAGCTTACATTCCCGGCGACGTTATGGATCACGACGAAGTGACGGTCGAGGGACTCGCGAAGATGTCCGATGTCAAGGCATTGCGTGCAGCGATCGATGACGGCAGCCCGCTGATCGAGACGATCACCGTCACCGATCCGACTCTCTCCGGCGAATCGACCGCAAGCAAAGAGGCATCGACGACGGCATTCATCACCAACGTCGCGGTCGGTGCTCGTGTTAATAACGAGATCACGACGGTCACGGTTAACTTCACCTGGGGCGAGGGAAGTACGCTAACAAACGCGACGTAAAAAAAATGAAAATAGAACTCAAGAAGATGTGGCTGATCGCACGCGACAAAGCCGGCGATCCGGAGATGCTCAACGGCGAGCCGATCTCGGCATCACCGCACGAGCTGACAATATGCGACGTCGAGATTGAAAGTGCCGAACCGTGCGACGCTGCATATTGTCAGGACTTCTGCATCTGTCCCGACTGCGGTCGAGCGTTTCGGGACTTCGGCGAAGTGAATCTGAAGCACGGCGTGCTCGTGTTTCGCGTGCCATGCTTGCAGGCGGTGTACGACGCGATCCGCGACGAGGTATTTAAGATTCTAGAGGCCGATCATCCCGACGTGACGATCACA